TTAATTGTGTTTTCTTGTAATAGGTTCTTCGTCTCGTCGCTCATAAAATTTCTCCTTTTGCGCAAAAGTGAGTCTACAGATAAGTAGTCTTTCAATGAAAGAAAAGGTTATTTTGTTGTAACTTTTGTAATGCTTTATCGTGGATTTGCTTGATTCGTACAATGCTGACCTTCAAACGCTTGGCAATTTCTTTGTATGTCATTTCCGGCAGTTCTTCCACGGCGATCATTGTACAATTTAAGTTTTGTTTATAATCGATCCACATTCTACAATCTTCTTGCTTACATGATCTGTTTTTTAAAATACATTCTGCGGTACATTTTTTCATAGATCTGCCTCTTTTTCTAAAATATCAAATATGTTTTCAATTTCATTTTTGTTTAATGCAAATTTATTAATCGTTTCTTTTTCTTTTTTGTTCATAAGTTTTACTTTTTGCCTTTTAGTTTTAGATATACTTTTTTGTTCTTTTAGTTTTTCAATAAAGGCTGTTATGTTTTCATCTTTATTAATGTAAGCTTTTACCATTTTATTAAAAAACTCTTTAATTTTAATTTCATCATAGTGCAGACGAATCTTTAAATCAGCGTGCAATTTATCAGTGCTTTCAAAACATATCTGTTTTTTGTTTGTTCCGTAATTTGGCATAATTTATTTTTTCAAAATATGAGTATCGCTTTCAACCCGGCCTGCTGCAGTTTGTTTTATAAAAATCGCATTTTCTTGTAATTCTTTAATATTTCTACAGCCTGAATATGATAGCCCTGATTTTATGCCTTTGCCCAAGTCTGTCAATATATTTTTTACACTACCTTTATATGGGATTGTTGTAGAGATGCCTTCATTTGAAGAATATTCTCCTCTCCAATCAAATTGTGCTTCTTTGCTAGCCATCCCTCTGTAAACCTTGCTTTTCATGTTTGATTTTTTTGTAATTACATTGCCAGGAGATTCATCTGTGCCTGCCAGCATTGACCCCAGCATGACAAAATCTGCTCCTGCCGCTAAAGCTTTTACGATGTCCCCTGATGATCGGATGCCGCCATCGGCAATAATTTTCGCGCTTCGATCTGACTTGGCACAGTCAAAAATGGTTTGCAACCCAGGAACGCCGTGACCAGTTTGAACTCTTGTAGAACAAATAGATCCGCCGCCAATATTACAACGGATGCTGTCAACACCCCAATCTGCTAAGGCATTAAAGCCTTCTAGTGTTGCTATGTTTCCGGCTATAATGTGAACACTATCATTGAGCAATTCTTTAATTGATTTAACGGCGCGTTCTACTAGCTTATGATGCCCATGAGCCACGTCGATACATAAAACTTTTGCACCATTGTGGTATAACCGAGAAGCCCGTTTTAAATAATCACCAACAACTCCTACAGCTGCGCCTACATATTCAACGTGTTCCCACGCTTGTTTGACCATTTCGCATTGTTCTTCTATTGTTCCATAACGGTGAATAACTCCTAGAGCGCCGTGGTCGGCCATGACAGCTGCCATATTAGCAGCAGTTACTGTGTCCATCGGCGCAGATATAATTGGAAGATCTAGGTGTATTTTTTTATCTAACGCGTTCCCAATATCGATCTCTTTTCTGCTTTCAATATCTGAATATTGAGGTACCAACAATACGTCGTCATATGTTAAAGCCTGTTCAAATTTCACTCACAACCTCCCAATTTTCTTTTAGTAATTTAAATGGAGCACGTGCCGGTGAAGAATCCCCAGAAAATAGAACATGCACGTACTCTTCTTGTATTGGCCCTGGATTCAGTTCGAACTTCATTGACGCATGTTCTATTGTGTAAATGTCTAAAATAAGCGCTGTTTTATTTGTTTCTTTGTGTTTCACTAAATCACCGATTTTCATTGTCCGTCTCCAAGCGGGGGATCCCCGGCGGCAAATCGCCAGAAACAACACCGCCATGCTTGACACAAACCAATGAGATTCTCGACACAGGGACGTACCCATAAACTGTATTTGTTGGTTTTTTTGGGTCTTCTGCCCAACTCGCCAATAAAGGCTCAGGTTGCGATGGGTATCCAACTTCAACTGCGGTGTATCTTGTAGCATCGTCCACCCTTGGACGACAATATGCGACAGAATTCGCCTGGACACTCATTGAAAATCCATCTTTACAGGTCACATATTTATTTAAGCTTTTCATTATTTTCCAACTCTTCTATCATTTGGTTAAGATACCAGCGAGCCTTTTCTAAGTCTTGAAGGGCTTTACCTTTATATTTATGTCTAGAAACATATTTGATTATATTTCCTTCTGCATACCCCATTCTCCAAGAATTAATAAAGCTATATGGCTCAATAGCTTGTTCGCCTTTCCAATTGATATTGTAATGTTTTGGATGATTAACTTTATCGTCGTTCATTTCTTCCCTTTTCACAATCTGGGTGGCATGGTGCATGAACAGGGCATCCGATTTCACAATTATCTTTTGGGTTTTCTATCTTTGGCGCAAATTCAAATGCAAAATAAAAAATGGCACTTAAAATTGCCATACTAACTAAAAATGCGAAAATTGCTATTCGTTCTTCTTTTAAAAATTTCATTTTTTGTTCTTTTCTTCTAAATGTTTCTTAAAGTCTTGAATGATGTTAACAGCTTTCTCCCAGCATTGTGGGCAGTAAAGGCGAACAGTATCATTGTCCTGTCGTACCACAACATTCCAAGTCTTTACTTGTTCTTTATTCATCTTATCAAATGGTTCTTCGCATGTCAAGCATTTATCTGGAAGTTTTCCAAATAAAGCTACTTTTGTTGCCATTTCTTTTTCGGCTGATTTTTTTTCTTTGTTTGCTTTGTTTCTTCGCAATTTTCTTTCTAATGACATTATCTATCTCCTGTTGAGCCAAAGCCGCCTTCGCCGCGAGCTGACTGGAAGTTTAAAAATTTATCAGTTTCAACCTCTTCTACTTTATAATGAACTATCGGTATTAAAACTGCTTGAGCAATTTTATCTCCTGATTTGATCACTTGAGTTTTGGAGCCAATGTTGTGAAGATTTATATATACTTCTCCATTATAGCCAGGGTCTATCACGCAAGCGCCTACTATTAATTGTCGCTTATATGCTATCCCTGATTTGTTCTTAACTTCCAACATGTAACCATATGGAATTTCTACTTTAATGCCCGTGGAAAGCAGTCGCGAGGCTTTGGGCGGGATATGAAAATCTTCAGTTTCGTATAGTTTTTTATCGTTATTTGAACAATAAAATAAATCCACCCCAGCGTCCATTTCGTGTGCGCGAATTGGGAGCTTAGCATTTTCTCTGATTTTGTATACTTTAAGAATCATCGTATTATCCGCATGTTTAAGCACTTCGAGTCATTTAAATTTTGTTCAATGAGTAATGTTTCAAAATTTTTCATTTCACTTTCTTGTCCTTTTGGAAAAGTTTTAAGGATTTCAACCAAAATATCTTCGCGCTTTAATCCATCTTGAATCATTTTATGGATATGCGGATTGCCTTTCTGCTTATGCAAGGATGCACTGAAATGCCACCCTAATCGGCGGCTTGCCCCCCATTGACTTTGACCAATGTAGTAAGATCCATTTGGAAAAACCAACTTATATACTTCATTTTTTCGATACCTTTCACGTTTAGCTTTTTGTTTCTTTGGGCAATAATTTGCTCGAAAACGTGCTTGAATTTTTTTTCTATTCTTTCTCCAATAGCGGAAGGCCAAGGGCGCATTGCAAGTCTTGCAGACATAGCTATGACCATCGGGCCTTGTTTTATCTTTATAAAACTCTGTTTTGCTTTTTTCTTCTTTACACGTGCTACATTTTTTCATTTTTTCTCCTTTTATCCTAATAGTTTAAAATTATAAGAAATGTTCTTTACACTGAAACCCCATTGTTCATCATAATCTAACTTAGCCATATAAGGATGATTAATGTGAACTCTATCTTTGTTACGCACTCCCCAGCATTTAATATCAACAGAAGTAGAAGTATTATCAACAACTCTTATAATCCAATATTCTCTTCCGTGTTTGGTTTTCTTTTTGATAATTTCTCTTGGTACAAACCAGGCAACGCCTAAGTCATTGTCCCATTCGCCAAGAGGCGGTATTTTAAGATAATCTAACTGGTTTAACATTTCAGTTGATACAACTAAGTCAATTGGGAACACTCCAGTTAAAGATGATAAGTATTCAATTTTTTCTAGGTCTGAAAAATCTTCTTCGGGTTCGTATAGAGCAATGTTTTCTTTAAACTTTTTTTCATTTTTCGGGCGATCAACCGCTGTGGCAGACCAAAAATGTTTCAAACCTGTGAACCTATCATCCATTAAAGAGTTTAAAGCTTGGGATCGAATAAGCACATCCAATGCTTTCTTATTTAATTTAGAATATATAATGTTATCATTAAAAATAAACTCTTCAATTGTGTTAAAAGGGCGATTGCTAATAATTTGCTCAATTGCTTTATCCCCCAGGCCCTTAATTGAGGTCAAAGGCTGAATTAATGTTTTGCTGTCTTCGGAAATTTCCCAAACAGTTCCAGACTTATTAATGTTGATAGGTTGAATTTTAAATCCAAACTTTTTTGCAAGATTGATCGCTTTTTCTTTTCTGCTTTCAGGTTCTTTATCAAGAAAAGCGGCCATCCACTCTACAGGATAGTAATTGAAAAGCCAAGCACATTGATAAGAAAGAATAGAATAAGAAACGGCATGAGATTTATTAAATCCGTAACCACTAAAGAATTCAAATTTCTGCCAAAGTCTTTCGGCTTCGCGCTTTGACATATTTTTTTCAATACAGCCTTCAACAAATTTATTGTAAATTTTTCTTTTCTCGCGCTCGCCTTTTCCTGTTCCCTTCTTAGTTAATAATTTACGTAGTTCATTACCTTCATCAAGGCTAATATTCTTTCCAAGCTTGTGCGCCAAGAGCGCAATCTGTTCCTGAAAGATTAAGAAGCCATAAGTTTCTTTTGTCACTTCTTGTATGATGCTGTTCCCATACTGAATGTTGTGTTGGTTCTCTTTCGCTTCAACATAAAGCTTATCGACGTCCGCGCTTAAGGGGCCTGGCCGATATATAGAAGTGATGGCGGCAATGTTAATTATGTTCTTTGGTTTTGCCTTCTTGCAAAAATTTTGGGCGCCCTCTTCTGTAAATTGAAATATGCCAGCCCACTTGCCTTTGTGAAAAATATTAGCGTACACCTTACTGTCCGTAAGATTAATTTTATCTGGATGGAGGTTTTCATTATAATACTTCTGGACCTCCTCAAACGTTGGGTTTTCAATGTTGTGATGTCGCTTCAAAATATGCGAAATCGAACCCTCAATCATTTTTAGCGTTGAAAGCCCAAGGATATCAAACTTAATAAACCCTAAAGGTTCAAGATGTCTAACATTTTGGCCTTCTGACCATGGAGTTTGTGTGATCCCGCCACTATTAATTAAAGGCATATGTTGGTTTAAATTTTCCCCAACAACAACGCCTCCCGCGTGACGAGAAACTGATCTTGTTTGACCGTATAAAATATTAATATGATTTGCGATGTGTGGATATTTGCTTAAAAATGTTTTTAACGAATCTGAAAACTCCATTAACTCTTCAAAAGTAGGAACATATACACCTGCTTTAATTCCATGTTTCTTTTTTGCAAGCGGGGTAGCTTCTTTTAACATTTTAGAAGTTACTGAATTTACTTCTGTAAAGGGGATCCCATAAAACTTTGAAATATCTTTAACTAAAGAACGGAGCTGCAAAGTATTAAAATTAGAAATTGGAACCACAGTGCTGCTACCCCATTCTTCAATTAATAATTCTTTCAGCTCCATCGGATCCGAAACATCATAATCAATATCTGGATAATCTTTCGCGTCTCGTCTTAAAAATCGAGAAAACAAAAGTTTATATTTAATAGGATCAACTTGAGTAATTCCAAGGACATATGCAACCAACGAACCAGCAGCAGAGCCGCGGCCAGGGCCTGTTATTTGAATCTCATTTGCCTTTGAAGCGATTGCGTTCATAGTTAAAAAGTATTTACCAAATCCGCGCTCATTAATAACTTCTAACTCTTCGCGTAAGCGATTAACATATTCT